GGTTGTTCCGCAAATGTAAGTAGTGGATCTCCAGATGTTCCTCTGACTGTGAGTACTCCACCTTGACTGAGTTCTCTTGAAGTTCTTGCTTTTGAACCTTCTCCCATAAAGGAGAATAGAAGTTGCTTCTCTTCTGGGTTCCAAGTAATAGATTCTGCTGCACCAGATATTTTCTTGAGAGAACCAAATCCAACAAAGTCTCTTGCTCTTGTAGTAGTTGCTTCTCCAGAAACTCTTGTTGTACCAGAACCATAGTATACAGGAGAGAATCTTGTAATAGCATCTCCAAGTATCTTGACTGTACCTTGACCAAACTTGCTTCTTGTCTTCGTTGCGGAACCTTCTCCAGTAAACGAGAAGAGCATTTGTCTCTCGTCTGGATTGTAAGTAATAGATTCCGCAGATCCAGAGAATTTCTTGAGTGATCCAGAACCAGTGTAGATAACAGTACGACTTGTATCTCCTTCTCCACGAACTCTGAAGATCGTTTGAATAGAAGTAGCAGCAATAGATAGAGATTCTGCTGCTCCTGAGAAACTGTAAAGTACACCAGATCCAATAACATGGGGAACCCAATGAGTCTTCGCAATTCCACTGACACGAACAATACCTTCTCCTCTCCAGTGAGGAACATATTTCGTTGTAGCAAGACTGCCAAGTCTGAGTGTACCACCTTCGCTGATTGCTCTGACAGTGAGTGAATCTGATCCTTGGCCAATGAAGGAGAATAGAAGTTGCTTCTCTTCTGGATTGTAAGTAACAGATTCAGCAGAACCAGAGAATGTATAAAGAGTACCTTCACCAACATTATTTGGAACCCATCTAATTCCAACATCACCACGAAGTCTAGTTGTACCACTACCTGTCCATGATGGCTGGTAATCGGTAATAGCAGTTCCAAGAAGATTTGTTCTTCCTTGACCAACGTAAACTTCGGAATGCTTCTCGCTTGTAATTCCACTTGTGAAGGAGAATAGAAGTTGCTTCTCTTCTGGATTGTAAGAAACACTTTCTGCGAGACCAGAGAATTTCTTGAGTGATCCAGAACCAAGATATGCATTGGTTGTAAGAAGAGACGCTTGGCCACTGATCCTGATATTTCCACTTCCAAAATAATTCGGATCGTAGAAGGTTGTGGCTTCTCCAAGAATACGAGATAAAGATCCTTCTTCTGGAGGATTCGCAGAGAATTTGACTTGATGTTCTCCCATAAAGGAGAATAGCATCTGCTTCTCGTCTGGATTGAAGCTGATACTTTCTGCTGCACCAGAGAATTTCTTGAGTGATCCAGAACCAATAACAGATGTAGATCTTGCAATACCACCAGTTCCAAGAAGTCTTCCGAGAGTTCTTCCTTCCTCTGAATAACCAACTGTTTCTGCTGCACCCGAAATTGTATAAAGAGATCCCAATCCAGATTTTGTAAGAGCACGAGATTGTGAACCTTCTCCCATGAAGGAGAACAACATCTGTCTCTCTTCTGGGTTGTAAGTAAGAGATTCCGCAGCACCACTGAACTTCTTGAGAGATCCAGATCCAATAAACGGTCTTGTTGCAGAAGTATCCGAAGAACCAAAGATACGAACAAGTCCACCAGCAGGATACTTCGGAATGAAGAATACTGGTTCTGCTGCACTTCCAAGACGTAAAGTACCAAATCCTTCTTCTGCAACAGATTTTCTCTCTGCAAGTTCTCCCATAAAGGAGAATAGAAGTTGCTTCTCTTCTGGGTTCCAAGTAATAGATTCGGCAGCACCAGAGAATTTCTTGAGTGATCCAGAACCAATAATAGTTGGTACATAATTTGTACCAGATTCTCCAACAACTCTGATAGTACCAGAGCCAGGATGTAACAGACTGAATAGACTGTATGTTGCCCCTGTAAAGGAGAACAACATTTGTCTTTCTGTTGGATTCCAAGCAACACACTCTGCTGCACCACTGAATTTCTTGAGAGATCCAGATCCAATATAAGGAGTACGAGCGTATGCTTCTGCACCAGCACCAAGAACCCTGACCAAACCACTTCCATGATAAGGTGGAGTCCAGAAAGAATCTCCCTCACCAAAGATACTAACACCAGCCTTGCCACTAACAGAGTAACCAGTAGCAACAATGTTTGGAGCGTAATGAGTCGTAGCAGCACCAACAACATGATAAAGACCAAATGGACATGACTTAGAAGTACTGTCAAGAATATGTCCGTAATCAATCCAAGGACTTGCGAAGTTATTAATAGAACCGTAATCTTCAGAAGATGTAGGTACTGTAAGTTGATTCGGAATCGTGTATGTATTGCTTGGAGCAATAGCAAGTGTTGTACCAGGAGCAACCTTAATACAACCACTAGTAGCAGTAGTGTTAGTGCTAATAACACCACTATTTGCTACACAATTTGTTAGATTAGTATTAACAAGATAACCATAGTCTAGTTGAGGATCATCAAAACATGCAGCATTATTATATGCTTCTGTATGTTTCTCGTGTGCTTCTTCAAGAGTTAACCACTTGAGTTGAGCAGCACCGAGGTTTGTATATCCCTTATAGAATTCAAAATAACCAAGGTTAATATATGCATTTCTAAGACTGTAGAAGTCAAGTGTAAATTGGCCAAGCTTACCAAGTTCATATATCTGTGGTTTTCTTGGGGATAATGTAAGACTACCAGAACCAGTGTAATCAAATGTTCCTTTCTCTGCCTCAAGTGTGGCAAGATTTCTAATCCTTCCAGATCCGACATATCTCTCTGTATGACTGTAAGTTCCTTCACCAAGGAAGTCAAAGAGCATTTGTCTCTCTTCTGGGTTCCAAGTAAGAGACTCAGCAGCACCAGAGAATGTAGAGAATAATCCATCACCAACAATATCAGCAGTGATTCCAACCTTCGCAGAATCAGTAATTCTGAATAAACCACCACCTTCTTCTGTCCTACCTGAACATATAGCAGAACCACTAACTGTCTTAATAGAACCAGATCCATGATAATGTCTGCTGGTATTAATAGAAACTTCACCAGTAGTTCTAATAGAACCACGACCATTCCATACAGGAAGGAATTTAGCCTCAACACTACCACTAATTTCAATAGTGCCATACATACATGCTGGCATTCCTTGTGTAACAGTACCAAGGATCCAACCATAATCATTAGTTGCATTCGCTGGAAGTGCAACAGAACCATAATCAATATATGTTGATGGTATTGTTTGTGTAGATGGAACTGTGTAAGATACACCTGTTGAAATTCCAACAACATTGCCACTAGCAACTCTAACTACACCTGTTGGAGCAGTAGTATTAGTTAATATTGTTTGTGTAGTAAGTGTTGTAATTGGTGTGTTAGTTGGATCAACTAATAATCCATAATCAAATTCACCAAATTCAACTATAGAACTACAGTTGTAGAAATAAGTTCTTGCTTCTTCAAGTTTATTGAATGTGAGTATGGAACCAGAACCAACATAATCATAAGAACCTTTCTCAATTCCACCAGAAAGATTCTTGATGTCTCCAGATCCAAGATAACTTTCTGTATGTTTCTCACCAATAATACCACCAACAATAGAGAACAATAATTGTCTCTCTTCTGGGTTCCAAGTAAGAGACTCAGCAGCACCAGAGAATGTAGAGAATAATCCATCACCAATAAGGTCGGCACAAATTCCGATAGTTGAAGTTCCACCAATTTTGAATAGACCTTCACCAACCTTAAAGTTAGTACTGGTGACAGCAGCACCAGACATTGCCCATAGATTACCATCACCACGAATAGCAACATCAACTGGTAGGACAGTATCACCTGTAAGTCTGATTGTACCACTACCAACCCAACTAGGAACACGTTGAATTGAAGCACCAGCAGTATCTGACTGATCAAATCTGAATAATCCACCAGGAATGAGATCAGTATTTGTGAGTATATGACCCCAATCCTCAGTTGCACTAGCCTTACGTGTAATAAGACCATAATCAGTAAAGTTACTAGCTTGATTGTTACTAGGTGCAACCTGATAAGTCTGATTAGAAGTAACTCTCGCTGTTACTCCAGTATCAACTCTAACAATACATCCTGTAGATACACCAGTGATATCTCCAGATGTGGTAATAGTTTCTATATTATTGCAACCAGAAACTGTACCCCAATCTTTCTCTAAGAATGGTACTATTGGTTCCTGATGATATACTTCAGTGTGTGTCTCGTGATCTTTCTCGTTTAGATCCTTGAGTAATACAGCACCAAGTTGTGTGATTCCATTCCAACCATAAGTATTGTCTCCAAAACTACTCTGGTTGACAGGAGTTATTTCTAATGTTAAATTAGCAAGTTCGCCAATCTCATATGAAACAGGCTTTCTTGGTCTTAAGTGAATAAATCCAGATCCTACATGTGCAAAGACCTTCTCTTCATCTGCACTAGAGAAGTTCTTAAAGAATCCAGATCCATTATAGGATTCTGTATGCTTTTCACTAATACGTTCACCCGTGAACGAGAAGAGCATTTGCTTCTCATCGGGATTGAATGTAATAGACTCTGCTGAACCAGAGAATTTTCTAAATGTACCACTACCATTCCAATTTGGAGTGAATACAATATGGCCATTTCCTTGTAGCGGAAGAATTCCCCTGCCTGAAAGGGCAGGAGAAAAGTCAACGTCCGCAGCACCTTGTATTCGGACCTTACCATCAGTGATCCAACCGTATACAGCAGGTGATGTCTGTCTACCAAATGATCTTAGTCTTCCTTCACCAACCCATGCATTAGTTGCTCTTGCTTGAGCTTCTCCAATTACCTTCTTAAATCCAAATGCTTCTACTGTTCCAAGATAATATATCCTTCCATAGTCAACAGGTGTAGCAGTAAGTTTACTTACAAGACCATGATCGGATGTTGTTCCTGCATTAGCAGTTATTGATCCCCAATCAATCTCAGTATAAATGTCATCAAGACCAGGATAGTAAACCCAAGTTCTAGATTCTTCTCCACTTACAAATCTGAATAGTCCTGTTCTCTTACCCTGTATTGTCTGGAATGATGAGATTCTTCTAGAACCAAGAAATAGCAGTGTACTTGAACCATGTTGTCTAACCGTCTCTGATTCATTACCTGCTTCATAAGAATATATACAAATTCCACCACTACAGTTAATACTTGTTATTGGTGAATCAAAATATTCAAGACCTGCTGCACCTAAAATCTTAAACGTAGGTGGCCATGACTCATATATAAATTCTTCAATTGTAATATCTGAGTATACTCTAGGTTTAAATTGCTTTTCATCAGATTGGCTGTTTAAAGCATCACTTCCGTGATCGGAAATGACACGTGATCCACTTTCTGAGGTATAAGCGTATTGCATAGAAACCTAGAATCCAATAAAAAAGGGGATTGCAATTGCAACCCCCACAAAGTAAAGAATATAAACTGGGTATATTCTATGTATAATCAGTCTAGGCTGACATTTAGAGTAACCTTGATTTGGTCACCATTGTTCTGAATGGCATAAGGACCATTTGTGAATCTTTCTGCGAAGAATATACTACTGTAAATAGTAACTTTTCCTACCTTATCTTCTGCTATCGCAGGAGTTGTAGTAAATGTACTTGTAGTAGGAACTGAGAATACTGTATAATGAGCAGCATCAACAGTAGCAGTACCAGTACCCTGAGCAATATAAACAACATCACCTGGATTTAACTGGTGAGCAATATTACTACCACTAGGATTTGTTGTTACTTTAGCTTGCTTGAAGAATACTTTATCATTACTACTTGCTGTACCAACGTTATCTGTAAGTGTATTACTTAGATAAACACGTGGTCCTTGCTCGTTAGTTTTCTTAGCATAATCAATACCTGTAATTGTTGTTCCAGCAGGAAATGCATCTGGACCTGTATTACCACCAGCAGTAGATTTAGAAACTCTTTGGCCAACAGTTAGATTACCAGTAATATCTTTCTGGAATACAGCATTACCAGAAGCAGCACCACCATCAATTGCCTTGTCTATGTAAATTGTGTGAGTTCCTGTAACTTTACCTACAACACGTGTCTGAGCTGGAATGTTTGTGCCAGTAACTATCTGACCTTTTTCAACACCTGTTGAATCTGCAACAACAAATTCATATGTGCCAGCTACACCAGAACTAATAGCACTACTGATAGGATCTTCTTTCAACTCAATAAAGTTGTTACCAATAACTCCCTTAGCATCAGGAAGTTCAATTGTTGTATCAGCAGAAAGTGTTCCACCATCTTCAACCCCATGTAATCCAAGAGGCATGTTATTTGCACGTGCTAGATAATAACCATAAACATTACCAGCAGGGTTTGAGAATGTAAATACTTGCTCAGGATAAGAAGCAGTTGTACGTCCTCTACCGAAAGAAACGTTATCTGCTGATGAAGTAATAGTAGCAGTTAATTTTTGACTTAACTCAAGATCAAGTCCATCAATATCAACAACATAGGTGTTTAGAGCAATACCTGTTCCAGTAACATAGTCTCCTTTTTTGACATTCTCTACACTGTCAACTGTCAATTGATATGTTCCAGTTGTACCAGAACCATCATGACTAACAACAGCAGATGCTTTAGTATTAATGTCCCAACGGTTACCGTTTAGAAGAATACCTCTTTGATCTCCAAACTGTTGATCTTCTTCGTTCCTATTATTAACACAAACAGGATAACCTGTATTAGGTGAAGTTCCATATCCAATATTATTGGAAGCATCATATGGTTCCCAGAATCCACCAAGGTTCGCATTATTTTGATGCGGAACATGTTGTTCTTCTGGTGTAGTATTACTTGTATACAGCTTTAATACCAAATTCCTTGGTATTGTATGCGTTGCATTCAATAAACTGCGGAGTGAATCAATTTCACCCTGGTCGGTAACTAGCAGTGCCATTTAAGTTTACTCCTCGTGTTCTTTTCCTATGTTTAGTTATTTATCAAAGTGCCAGCTTCATTGAAACTACACACCTCTGTATATTTATCGCATATACAATTTCAAACTGTAGAATGTCTCCAGCAACCAATGCTGTATTCCACGTTGATAAGTTAGTGTCTCTATTTATTCTCTGTGTTGATCCAGCTCCAATATTACCTAGAGTTGGTTTCTCAGTACCACAAATAGATGAAAAATTAGGGAAGTTTGCGTAATCAACTTTCTTTATATCAAACTGACATTGAGCAGCTTGATCACCAATAAGAGTCCAAGATTGTATCTTACCAGTTACATCAAGGGTCATATCTCCTTTAATACCAGGAGCCATTGGTGAAGAACCAGCATCAACAACAAAGTTAATAGTTCTAGTAAGGTCGGCAGTCGTAGAGAGTGCAACCGTATAAACCTTTTGTCCTGCTGTAGGAGCAGTAGTAAAGATTATATTAGTTCCACTAGTACTATAATCAATACCTGGAACTTGTACAAGTCCATCAATAGCAACGATTAGTTGCTGATCATTAACTGGTGTATATGCGTCACCAGCATTATCAACCAAAGGAAATCCAGTATTGGTTCCATTAAATACCCAACTAGAAGTGTTGAGTATTTCATTACCATATTGAAGATACTTACTGGGGATCTCATAGTTAACCCCAACATTATATTTCTTCTGAGGTTCTGATAGAACCTGATAATT